AATTAACCGATGTGGCCAATTGATGAATTAATTATATAATGCTATATTTTAAATGTAAACAATTATTTTACATATTTTAAAATATATTTTACTTTTTTATTTTACCTTTTTTATTTTACTTTTTTTTATTTTATTCCTGCAAAATTCCAAGGTGAGGGCAAAAAATGGCTAAAAGGTTACAAGATAGCTAAAAGGTTACAAGATAGGTTACAAGTTTTAGGCATCTTGTAACCTTTTTTTATCGGCTCTGAGGGTATAGAATTGTTGACTTTCTTTATTATTATTTTATTAAAAGGTTACAAGTTACAAGATAAATATAGATTAATATGAATGATAAATAAAAAAATATAAAATAAAAAAAAATAAAATGGTTAAGGCTTATAAGGGAAAAACTCGTAACTTGTAACCTCATGGCGTGTTAGGCAAAGGGGGATTTACCTTGGTTTAAGTTACAAGTCTTGTAACTTATCTTGTAACCTCGTAACCTTCACTAATTTGGTAAATTCGTGTTGATTTTTATTGTTGATTTTTATTGTTGATTTTTATTGTTGATTTTTATTGTTGATTTTTATTGTTGATTTTTATTGTTGATTTTTATTGTTGATTTTTATATTTACTTTTGGAATTGTGCAATTAAAATTAGTTTTATATATTATTAATTTTAAATTATATTAAATAAAATGAATATTCATAAGAATTCTATTGAGCAAGGAATTAAAAATTTGAAGCCATTTAAGAAAGGAGAAGAAAGAGCAAAGAGGATAGGAGCTATGGGAGGAGAGGCATTAAGGGTTAATTCTAAAAAGAAAAAAGAGCTAAAAGAAAGATTTAAATTAGGCCTAGAAATTTTTACAGAATTGAAGGCCAGAGAATTAAAATTAAATGGAAATGAAGAGGCCGCAAAAATTGTAAAAGAGATTGGTTTAGAAACATTTACATTTTTGGATATACTCCAGGACGAGAAAAATAGCCCTCAGATCAAATTACAGGCGATCAATGATATACTGGACAGAGTGGAGGGAAAAGCTACCCAGAAAAGCGTTATAGACGCGTCTGTAAATGCTGAAAGAGAATTGTCTCCTAAAGAAATTGATTTAATTAAGAGACAATTAGAGAAAGAGGCCAAAAAATTAAAATGATTTAATTAATTTAAAATTGAAATATTTAGCCGCGTAATTTATATGCTTTTGAGTTGTTACGCTATAATATTTTGGTTGAATTAATGCATTAGGATCAATTTTTTCATCATAATAAGCAACTAAATTGCCATATGAATATATTTCTAGGCCTTTATCACCGTAAGTATATTTTAAATTTTGGTTATATTTGTCAAATGTTTTCATGATTTTATCGTTATATTTATATTGTTGATTTTAGTTGTTGATTTAGGATATTTATAATCCTAAATCATCGGCCTTATTTGCCATAAGCTCACATAATTCATATAGCATCGAGGTAAAATGGTTGGTATTTTTGTTGATTTTATTATAAATTTCTACAGGATCGCCTTTATAACTAGGCATTTCAAGAATAATTTTGTTATTTTCTAGCGAACTAGTGTTGCATTTGTATTTAAATGTGAATTTAGGATCAGATAGCACGATCGTATCAATATCTCGATCGTAGTATAAATTTTGTTGATTTTCTAATTTATATTCTAAATTGTCTAATAAAAAATTTACGTTATTTCTGGATAGATCTTTTAATTTATTTATATACATTTTATTTTTATATTTATATTTATATTTATATTATCGTTTTACCGATATATTTATTATAATATATTAAATTTTAACTGTAAACAGTTTATTTAATATATTATAAAATAAATTTTAGTTGTTGATTTGCGTTAGCAAAAATTCTAAATCTTCATTGTCTGTGGCATATTCGTTTTCTAAATATAATTTTATATCGCCGTAAGATCCTGATAATTTAATAATATTGCAATTAGGATTTTGCGTATTATCTTCGATGAACGTTGATTTTAAATTATACTTATTTAAATTATTAATAAATAATTTAAATTCTTCATCGCACATAGGTATAATATCTAATTCTATATTTTTAGTCATTTTATATTTATATTTATATTTATATTGTTGATTTTAAATCGTCCGCAGATTCTTTTAAAATTTTAACGTTATCTTGGAGATCGCCTAATTTTTTATCTAACTCGGCGAATTTATTATTTAATTCTTTTAAAAATTCTAACATTATATTTATTATTAATTTATTATTAATTTATTATTAAATTTATTATTAATTTTATTTAATAAATTTAATGCTTTTGTAATATTATTTAAATCACCTATGATTTTTATTTTATTTAAATAAGAAATTTGTTCAGTAATATAAATTTTTACTCCGCATTTTTCAAGCTTATTTATAAAATATTCTTGAAAATTAATATTATTTAATAATAATTGTGTTTTATATATCATTATATTTATATTTATATTTATATTTATATTTATATATTTATTATAATATATTAAATTATAACTGTAAACAGTTTATTTAATATATTTTAAAATAAATTTTATATATTTTAAAATTTATTTTATTTATTTTAAAATAAACTGTTTACATTTATAATTTAATATATTATAATAATTATATCGGTTAAACGATAATATAATAATTTAAAATAAAATAATAAAATGAATATAAATATAATTAATTTTTATAATAAACCCGAAGCTCGCGACGAAGAATGGCTAGACGGCGATAATATATTTCAATTAGAATTAAATTATAAAAATAAAAATTATCGAGGATTAATTTATAATATGGACGAATGTGGATTTGATATGGAAAAAAAATTAGAGGCAATATGGAATAAAGATATAGAAAATTTAATTATTAATTTTATAAATAATAATATCGAAATTAATAAATTTTATAATAAATAATATTATCCTGACCGCGTATAATTATATTACGCGGCCAATATTTTAAAACGATCGCGGTAATAATGATTCTTATGAATCGCGCTCTCTTCTCTAAAAGTATTCAAGAATAAATTTTCCCAGAAAAAAAATCCAGAAAATTTTCCCAGAAAAAAAATCCAGAAAATTTTCCCAGAAAAAAAATCCAGAAAATTTTCCCAGAAAAAAATCCCCCGGGGAAAATCCAGGAAATTTTTTCGGTTTACTTTTTATATTATATAAATTAAAATTTAATATCATTTTAATTTATATAAATATTATGTTAAAAATCATTCCTATTGTTCTATTATTCATACTATCCGTAGATTCGTATGCTAAGAAAAATGAAAAATACTATCAAACTATTCACTGTAATAATCTAAATGGAGAAATCGAATATATATTAGAAGATAAAACTAGAATTGACTGCCTAACTGAAAATAATGCAATAGAACATGATTGGGCTAAAAAGTGGGCTGAGTGTGTAGGCCAAGCTTTATATTATGGAGCCAAAAAAGAAAAAATTCCAACTTGCGCTTTAATCGGAACTAAAAAAGAACTTGATAGACATTCTTCAAAAATAAAACTTATTTCTGATCACTATAATTTAAATATCAAAATACTCCATATAGAAAAATAATGGCGGAAATTTACAATCCTTCAACAATAGATTTTCTTGTAAGAGACAAATTAGAATGTTTTTACGAACAATCATTTGAAAAATTTGACGGAGGTGAAAAATACCTAGATAATTGGTATATAGGACTACTTTGCGAATATTTACAAGCATTTGCTAATGGAGAAATAAGAAAATTAAATATTAATATACCTCCTAGGTTCGGTAAGTCAGCATTGTGTAATGTTGCATTTTCAATGTGGTATTTAGGGCTAAATCCTGAAAAAAGGATAATTTCTATATCTCACTCCGCATCATTATCGCAAAAATTACACTCTTTTGCAAGGGCGATATCAAATTCCTCTTGGTTCCATAGGGCTTTTCCTAAGTTCCATATTGATACTAAGTCAAGGACATTGAAAATAGATCAATCTGAGACTAAAAATACACAAAACGCTTTTGTTACTTCTAAAGGTGGTTTTAGATTAGCAACTTCAGCAATGGGTTCTATTACAGGTGAAGGTGCAAATATACTTATTTTTGATGATTTAATGGATCCAAGACAATCTATGTCGGTAGTAGAAAGCGAATCTATATTAGAATGGACTAAAACTACTGCGTTTTCAAGGTTTAATAATAGAAAAAAAGGCCAAATATTAAATATTCAACAAAGATTAGGTGCAACTGACTTTACAGCAACTTTTGTAGACGATTCCTGGGAAAATGTAATAATTCCAATAAAAGCTAGACGATCTAAGATTTATTTTTTTAATAACTTTCTATATGTTAATAAAGCAGGATCGTATTTAGAGCCAAGAAGATATGGAGATAAAGAATTAGAAGAAGATCGTTATTTAATGGGGACAAAAGCTTTAGAGGCTCAATTTTTTCAAAATCCTTATCCTGATGACGGTGAGATATTCCGTCGAGAATGGTTTAGATATTACCAGTTTTTACCTAAAATGGATTATTTAGCAATTTATGCTGATACTGCGTCAAAAGAAGGCAGGAATAACGATTACACAGTGTTTATGTGTTGGGGACTTTTGACTAAAAATCAAAGAAAATATGCATATCTTATAGATGTGTTTAGAAATAAAATGACTACTCCTAAGCTCTTAAGAGCTGCTAAGGACTTTTGGTTAAAACATCAATCTAATGAGCATGATTCACCTTTAATAAAATTTGCTGTAGAGGATAAATCGTCAGGCATAGGCCTTATCCAATTGTTAGAGGATGAGACAAACATACCTGTGACTAAGCTTTATCCTGAAAAAGATAAAGTTGCAAGGGCAAATGATATTTTACCTAGAATGGAATCTCACCAAGTATTATTTCCAAAAGATGCTTCTTGGTTAGGAGCTTTAGAAAAAGAGCTATTAACTTTTTCTGCTAAGAAAGGTGCAAATAAAAAAGATCAGGTTGATACGTTAACTTATGCAATAAAAGATTTACTTTTTGATCCAGCTGATCAAAGATTAAAGCCTATGGATTATTCAGCTTTATTAAAAGAAACTTCAATTTTAAATAGACTATGACAAAGAAAAAATTAGTTAAAACTAATAACAATAAAACTTTACAATCAACAAATCATGATGGATATATTGATATTGCTAAAAAATTAGGAACTAAAACATCAGGTAATAATGGTTTTTCATTAACTTTAGCAGATGACAACTTATTTGCCGCATTGTATGTAGGAAATGGCCTTGTTAAAAAATATATCGACTTATTAGCAGATGATATGACAAGACAATGGATAACTATACCAGAGGATACTGAAGCAAATATTCTTAGTTATATGAAAAATCTTAAAACAAAATTTGAGATTAAGAAAGCTATAAAAGCAACAAAGTTGTTCGGAGGAGCTATTATATTTATGGTAATAGAAGACGGTTTAGAGCCTAATCAACCCGTGGATGTTAATAATATCAATTCAATTAAAAAATTAAAGTTTTTTAGTAGGAAAAATGTAGTAATTGATCAAACTAACTATTACGATGATCCTTTATCAGAAAAATATGGAGAGCCTGAATACTTTACTATTTATTCTGAAGGTGCAATCCCAAAAGTTGTTCATGAGTCAAGATGTTTAGTTTTTACAGGTGAATATTATCCTGCGGACGAACTAGGTCTACAACCAAACCACGAAAAGTTCTGGGGCATATCAATTTTACAATCTTTACATGAAATATTTGAAAATTATGGCCTTTCATTAGAAGCTTTACTTAAAGTATTCCAAAAATTCAACATTGATACTTTAAAAATAAAAAATTTAATGCAGTTATTAGCAAATCCTGATGGCCAAAAACAATTAGAAGCAAGGGCACAGATATTTGACTTAGCTAAATCTGTTTCGACTACATTAGTATTAGACTCAGAAGAAGATTTTGATGTTGTTTCGCAATCTTTAACAGGAGGCGTTTCAGAAGCATTTGCTAAAATTCAAGAAACTGTAGCGGCTATGGCAGGTATTCCTACGAATATTTTAATGGGAACAACTTCAAAAGGCTTAAATACAAATAAAGATCAAGAAACAAGGCTTTATTATGATAGAATCAAATCGGATCAAGAAGAAGAAATGTTAACTCAATTAGAGTATTTAACAAAATTAATTTCTTATTCTAAAGATTCTAAATTAGATCAAAATAAAGAGTATTCAATAGTATTTAATTCTTTATGGC